TCAAGAATTGAATGTGATACTCTATCTAAATCGATAAGAGAAGAAGATGGGTGATTTAACTCATTAAGAGCACCACCTTTTTTAATAAGAGTTTGGTATTTGTCGTTTTCTCTTTTAAGAAGAGCTTCGGGATAGATTCTCCCGTTTTTGTTTGGAGTGTCGTATTTCTGTAAAACAGCATAAAGGATAAGGTCTTGTGAAAAGTCCATATCCTTCATTTCCGATATAATTTTTTTGTTGTCATCAGGAGACACGTGACCTGCGTCGTATTCAATAAGAATACCTTTTCCTGTTTCATTCGGACCTAATATCTTCATTTATAGTTTTTACTATAAATACATCGATAATTAAGTTATTTCTTCGATTTGTTAAAATTGTATAAATTTTTGTTAGTTAGACCATCGTCAACAATTCCCTCAATAATAGATTTAATTGAATTTTTAATATCTTTAGATTTAATATCAAATTGATTCTCAACAAATAGAGTCACCTCTAAATTCATAAAGGACCGTTTTTCTAATTTTATTCCTTTAGTTCTAATATCTAAATCGACAATTGATTGAGGTTTAAAGTTAGTGTTTCTTAAACCGTAAATGAAGTCTTTTATTTTTCTTCTGGATTTTAAAATGGACGAATCGAAATCGTCGCTATCGTTATTGGGTTGTACCCACGAATTTAATTTTAAATAAATTGTTTTTAAATTTTTGTAATCAACGGTACCATAACCGATTTTTACATTATTGTATTCCCCTAATGGGATATACTTTCCTATTTTCATTAATTAATCATATTATATAATTTTTATGGTGTATTCAAAATATAAAATAAAAAAGTTAAAAAACCAAAAAAATATATTTATATTTGTAATATAAATTTAATTAAGATGATAATAGTTGATTTAAGTAAAGAAAAAAGTATTGAGAGTGCTTTAAGGACTTACAAGAGTAAAGTTTTAAAAGTAAAACAGGTTCAAAAATTAAGGGAGAGACAAGAATTCACGAAACCTTCGGTTACCAAGAGAAAAGAGAAATTAAAAGCAGTCTACATACAAAACAAAAAAAATGGTCTTGATTAAACAAGACCATTTTTTAATTGCACCAATCGGTAATAGTTAAATTTGGATGGCTTCATTTCGTTAACTTCATCCTTTACCTTTGTTAACTTATTAGATAAATCAACATCTTTAGATTCGCTTAGGATTGTTCCTACTTGACCTAATATGGATTCTTTTAAATCCCCCACCTTTATTTCAAGGTCTTCATCCGTTAATGATAAAATACCTTGTAATTCTTTCTTTTGTGATTCGTTTAATGAGTTATTATATAATACGTTAAAATTATTTGCTAAAACTGCATATAGAAGATTTTCGTTTTCTACTAATTGTGTGTCTTCTTTTTTTACTTCTTGTTGTTTTTTAGTTGTTAAATGTTCTACTAATTTTTTCTTTGCTATAATTTTCTTGTCTACGTTGCTTAAATTTTCTTCTTGTACTAATAAATCTAAATAAGAATACAATTCATTTTCGTTAATTTCTACGTCTTTTAATTTTGTATTTAAATTTTTACTGAAACTTGCGATTTTATCTGACTTGTCTTTTAAGACTGATTTGATTTCTTCTACATACAGTTTAGCAATTTCTTTATCATCGAAGTATTTGTTTTCGATTTCCTCATAAAACAAGTACATCTCTTTGAAGTCTTTGTTTTCTTTTATTGTGTTTAAAATATCTTTAACTTCCTCCTTATTCTTATTGGAATAAGATTCTGTTAATTTTTTTAATATCTTAGTTTTTAAAACCCCGAATTTGTTCATTTTTAATCGTTTAGTATATCTGTTATTTTTGTTTCTATTTCATAAATATTACGTTGTGCTTTCTCCATATCAAATAAGATATTAAAATCTTCTTTTTCTTCACCTAACATACCTAATATTTTTGATTTTCTTGATGTTGATTCACTTAACGGTCCTTCACCTCCGGCAGGTGCTTCAGGCATTGCAGGTGCGCCTCCGCCTCCACCCATGTCCATACCACCACCTAAGGCTCCTTCAGCACCGGCTTCACCACCCGCAGCGGCAGCTTCAGCTTTCTCTCTCTCTTCTTCAGGAATACCATACTTAGCATCCACACCATCAAATACGCCTGAACGTCTAATTATCAATTGGGTATTCTGTAGCTCAAAGCCCATTGCTCTTTCAAGACGTTGTTGTTGTAAATCAAGAACAACCTCAGCATCACTTAAACCAAGAATGTTTTTCTTAGCCCAAGTGTGGGACACTGGTAAGATACCCATTTGAGACTGGTCAGATGTCGCATCTTTATAAAGAGTAATTTTTTCTTTCCACTGTTCGATTTTTAATAAATCAGATTGCGCTGATGGATTTGTTAACGATAAGGAGAAATTATTTAACTCATCCTCTAAACCTAACAAGTATAGGTGGATTAATGCTATCTTATTTAACTCTTGGATAACGGATTTTTGTATTCTATTAATTGTGCGAGCAAAACGAATATCCATTAACGCTAAACTTTTACCTTCACCCACAACTTCCTCAAAGCCTAAGAACGCTTTTGGTATACGTAAAGCCGCAAGTAATTTCTTTTGGATATACTCAATATCTGCAATCTCACCTAAGTTCTGAGCTCCTGGTAATGTTTCAATAGGACTACTTTGTGCCGGGTCACGTACAGGGATAAAATAATCTTGGTCAACTGACATTTGATTATATCTCATATCCACCTGACCGTTACGTGGGTCTGATACTTGGTCTCTTTTAAATTTGTTTGCAACACGTTGTACGTATGGTTCAATATCCTTATCGTCCATATTACCAACAAACACCTTAAACACACGTCTTTCAGGTGCTCTTGATGTTCTGTAAATTAACATTGCATCTTCAGCAAGTAATAATTGTTTCCAAATACGTCTAATTTTGTCTAACATAGAAGTACCGTATGGTAATTTTCTATCGTCACCCAATATTCTAAAGTGAGCAACTTCCCATGCTTGGAATTCCATGTCTTTATTTTTCCAATGAAATCTTAATTCACGAGATGGTAATTTCGTATCTCTATTTTGACCGTTACCCTTTTGTGGTGCACCCTCAAGTCTCTCAATTTCAATATTTGGTAATTGTTGACAACCAATAACGCCCCTTTCTGGGTCAATCTTCATATACACAAAATTGTCCCCATATTTACAGAGACCTCTTGTCCACATTTGAAGATTTGTGTTAACATCTAAAACATTATTAAATAAATCTTCAAGAATACTTTTTACTCTATTTGATTCTGAAAAAATTGTAAGTATTTCACCCTTTTCAGACATTGTTGTCGATTCCTCAGCATATATATCTAAGGCTGCCGAAATTTCAGGAGTGTATTCCATTGATTCATAATCATAATATGCCGCCAATCTATTTGGTTCATAATATACTGATTGATTATAAAGTGATTGGTCTAATTTGGTCCATTTGTCGGAAATATACGAACTTTGTTGTGCTTGAAGTAACGCCTTTTCATATTCTTCTTTACTGTCCGTTTTTAATAATTCGTCTTTTGAGAAATTAAATGACGGTGTTTGTTCGGGTCTCACTTGTCCCGGATACCCAAACACTTTTGTTAATCTCTGAAAAACTGTTAGATTTTGCTCTGCCATGTATATAAATACTTTTCTTTCTAATATAAACTAAAATATTAATAATTGGAATATTATTTTCTTCCACCACCAAATAACCAAGAATACTCTTGATAAGCCTCTCTTGGAACGTTTTGGTTATTGATACCAACTTGTCTGTTATTATTGTCCATTCCCATCGTCCCTATTTGGTCAAAAACCGTACCATACGAATAAAAACTTTTACTTGTTTCGTACGTTCTATCAGAAACGGTCCACGATTCTAACATTGCTTTATTAACCGCACCTGTTTTTTCTAATTGACTAAAACAAATATCGCCGGCGTATAATGCAATTGACATACTCATAATTGCATCATCATGTGCACCTTTCATGTGGTCAGGTCGTCCATTCATATAAACAAACGTATTAAGTTCATTTAATAACCTACTTGACCTAACAGCAAAACCTTTTCTTAATTGCTCCTCAAATGCTGCAACGATTTGTGTTCTTTTATTGTTAAAATTTATACCGGGTATCTTCTCCATCGCCTTAGCATTGTATTCCCAAATGTTTTGAGTGTTAACACCGTCGATGTATAAATTCTTATAACTTAGTTCTTGTAATTTTCTTGATGTTGCAACACCCATACCTCCCGTTATATCGGTAACAATAAACGCATTACCATATATTACACCCCATTTGTATGCGATTTGTGCTAAATCGTCCGGCGGTATCTTACCGATATATTCAAGAACTTGTTCCCTATCGTCAAAATCAACAATATTAATTGCTGAGAAGTCTTCACTATCACCTCTACTAACATCAACACCCATTATATAACGATGACCCTCAATTGGTTCCTTCCATTGCCATAATGTTGCTTGCATATATTTTTCAATAGGGGTGCGTATCATATTCTTAGAAATGTTCTCTTGAACAAATCCCGGTATTACACCATCACCCGACCCCAAGAAGTCACACTCTAATTCTTGTGATATTTTACGTCTATCGTATTTAAACTTTTTAGACATAGATTCAAACCAAGATGAGTATGGTTTATATCCTTGCTCTTCTAATTCTTGATAATTGGACATGTCAAACTCATAAAGAACAACTTCATTATCGTCGTATTGTTCTCTGTTTAACATGTAATGACATATATCCTGACATTTAACCCATCGTAAATCTTTTGTATAACGAGGGTCTTTAAACCATCTTAAATCGGTTATATGGAAATCATTGATTCCACGAATGGCTTGGTCATAAACACCGTAATAAATTGGGTCATAACCATTTGGTGTTGAAATAAGAATAATCTTACCACCGGTAGATAGGGATGCCATAGATGCTGCCCAAAAGTCTTCACCGGCTTCGATATAAGCAGCTTCGTCAAATACAAGTACTGTAGGTGTAAAACCACGAAGTGCATCCGCAGATGTTGCAACGGCTTTTACTTCGGAACCATTATTTAACCTAAATCTACTTTCAGAGTTTTTATCGGGTGAGAACCCAACATTTAACCATTCCGGCCATTGGTCTAAGAAATTTCTAATCTTATTAGCCATCTCCACCGCGGTGTCCTTTTTATTAGCAATAATCAAAACCCTCTCAGGATTCTCTGGTTTAGCTAATTGTAATTTCTTAGATAACCAAGCGGCAGTTACGGTTGTTACACCGGCCTGACGATATTTCTTTGTGATGTTTTCGTTGTAGTCTTCGTAATCCTGAATTAGTTGTAATTGGTCAGGAAATAGGTTCATTGGAACGTATTTCTTTTGCGTATTATCGTATGTTTGTAGATACGTTCTTAACGCATATGGCGTATCTTTTATGATACGAGCATATTCTTTTAGTTGTTCTAATTTACTATTCATATAGTATAAATACAAAAAAGGGAGGTTAAAAACCTCCCCTTATAATTCTGTGGTATTTTGTGACTATCTAAACTGATTTAAAAAATCCTCATCACTTTCCTCATTGTCATCGTTTGATGGTAAATTAAAACCTAACGACCTTAACTCATCCATTAACGCATCTTCATTTGTTTTTAATGAAAGTTCTTCGATGTCATTGTTAAATTGACCCATAGCATCTTCATACTCTTCATCGTTTAACATTTTCTTAATACCTTCTAACATGTTTGACAATAAACCCTTACCTGTTTCTGAGTTAGAAATCACTTCTCTCATTAACACTAAAAATTCTTTAGCGGGTAATTGGAAGACATTCATGAAAAGGTAATTTTGTAACTCTTTACCATTTTCCATTAAAACTTCTTCAGGAAATGCGGTTCTTACTCTGTCCCAAATTGCAGGTCCTAATCTTAAATCCCACATTTCTTTTTCCAATGTATCCTCAAGCTCCATGACCTTATTAGTCATTGCTCTATCTTGTGGATTTTGATACTCTCCAGTTTGTCCCCAACCACCTAAAACTTCTAAAACACCTTTAATTAGTTCGTGAACTAATACAGGGAAATTGATACCTTGTGCGTAAACTTTTGGTTTTCCACTATCTTCTTGACCCTCACCCTCATTATCATCATCATCATCGTTACCCGCAAATTTAGCATTTTCTTTACCCGCAACGCTATCACCTGAACTTCTAATGAAATCGTCACTCAATTGCCAATAATTGGCGTCATTAACTGACATCATAATACCGTATAAATTTACTAAAGTATCTGAACCGGTAATATCTCTAATTTTGTCGGGTATTAATTGATACATATAGTGACCCTTTTTAGATGCACCTTGTATGATACTATTAATTAACCTTCTTTTTGCCCGTTCTAAATTTAATTGAGATAAATCAAGGTATAATTCCTCCTCAATCTCCATCATTTCAGGGTCAATATTTTCTTCAGCGTCAACATCCACTTCTTGTGGGTTTGGTGGCGGTGTTCCACGTTCTCTATTAAAATCACTAGTATCAAATTCGTTTTGACCAATAATCTCAGCTTTAAAATCGATATCATCATCACCAAGACCCATTTCTTCTTTTACAATTGCAATTGCTAAATCTTGTAATTGCCCTCTGTAATTGCGTTCAAGTCGAATAATTTCGTTGTGTGCTTGACCCATCATTTGCACAAGCGGTAACATATTCTCAAGACCACCACTAAGGGTACCTTGAAAATTTGTATAATTTCTAACATTCTGAACTACTTGTTGATAACGCTCAGACGCTAATAATTCTTGAAAGTTTTGATGTGCAACATCTGTTTTAGGCAATGGTACTTTACTTAACGGCGTATCATTAGCTTGTAGTTTTTGTTGAATATCGCCTGACGGTCTATCAGGACTGTAAAATTCCATTGACATTTCGTTTACATTTTGTTTCACCAAAGATAGTACCTTTTCTTTTGTAAATTTCATAGTTGTAGATATTTTTTTAAAAAACCCTCATAAGAGGGTTTTAATTTATTCGTCTTCCTTTAACGCCTTAGGTTTTGGATTAACTCTTGGGCCCGGTCTAAATGGAGTTTTCTTTGGTGTTGTACCCGGTTTTATTTTTGGAGGTGCAATTGTTGGTGCTGTTTGATTTTCACCAATCTCCTGTTCAACACCCATACCCGCTTTAGCAGGTGGGTTAACTTTTGGACCCGGTCTAAATGGATTTCTCTTTGGAGTAGTCCCCGGTTTAGTCTTTGGCGGTGCAATCGTTGGTGCAGGTTGTGCCGCAGATGTAATGGCATCATATGTCATAAACTCAGGCAAACCATTGTGACCTGTTTTAACGTTTGGACCAAATTCGTGAACTTCTGATTCATTTAATTTCATTGAGATTAATTCCATGATTTCATTCTTAGATGTGAAACTGTGATATTTTGTTTCTGCTAAGTTACTAACCCATTCATTAATTTCCAACTGAGATTCATTCAAACATTTTTCTTTTAAAGAATCTAATGTACAATCGTGTTTCTTCATATACTTGAAGATGTCTAATTTCATTTCTTTTCTTGATGGTTCTTCACCACCTTTAATATGATTCCATATTTTAGAAATTTCATCAGATTTTAAAGTATCCACCGCGTTTAATCCACCCTCTTCTTTTTCTCTTAATTCAACATTCATACCAGTATCGGTAACTCTTTTGATATCTGTTGGGTTTGTGCCCTTTTTCATAATAACAGCACCTTTACCTGATGATTGCTCACTTAACATTCTTGATGATAAGTCATTTAGTTGTTTATCTGTAAAGTTAACCAAGGTTTTTGCTGAAAATCCCTCGTTTATTAATTTCTGAATTATTTCGTTTCTTTTCATTAGTCCTTGTATTTTATTTCTTCCTTTATTAGAAGGTAACTTCTAAATTTTAATTTTTTTGTGACACTTTCCATTGATTCACCGAATTTGAATGTTAAACGTTCTTCTTCTGAATCGACATCAAATTTTTCCCAAGCCAAAGCAACGACACCGTCAACAGCGTCAATGACTCCGAAATAATCGGAGTCTTGAACTAATTCTAACTGTAAGTCTGTGTCTTTTAATAACCCAACCGTGTCAACATATTCAACATCGGGGGATTTGGAGGATACCTCTAAAGAGGCGGGGATTGTAAACCACTCATCCATGTCAATCTCAGTACTTGTACTAAAGATGAACTCATACTGTTTTTGACCCTTATAATCGGAACCAATTTCGTTGACATAGATGAGGTGCATCGTTTACTTAAAATATTTTGCTAACGTTGTGTGAATATTATTGTTAATTTCTTTTTTCATTTCTTCCAAGTCAATTTCAACCTCATCCATTTCTTCTTCTGCTTCACCACCATCTTCGTCACCGGTAAAATCGTCAAGACCAATTTCCTCACCTGTATAATCGGTATTGTCTTCCATTCCTGCAGCATCACCAACTTCGTCAAAATCACCGCTTAAATTATCATTTAAATCGGGTGATGTATAATCGGGCTTATAATCAGGCATTCCATATTCCTCATCTAAATCTGAATAGTCTTCAATGTTAATTTCGTCTAAACCTGAATAATCTTCTTCATCTAAATCAGAATACATTTCCTCATCGATTGAAGAATTGATAAAGTTTTCTAAAGCATCCATTGGATTCTCTTCTTCACCTAATTCTTTGTCAGCTGAGATTGGCTCCTCTTCAGGAGTTTCCTCACCGCTTGGTTCCTCACTGCTAAAATCGTCTTCTGCACCCGCATAATCTCCTTCTTCTTCATCTCTGTCGAATTTGTCTGCAATGTCTTCAATATCGTCATCGTCTAATTTGTCTAAATCAACTGCGGAAATAATCATATTAAGAACGTACTTAATATCATCACTTTCCATTTTATTATGTAAATCTCTCAATTCTTGCCCTAATTTGCCTGCGTATTTTTGAACTTCCGCCATATAATCAGAACGTTTTGGTTCAGATGATTCTTCATCACCACCCATATCTTCACCATCCATTGCAGGTTCTTCAGCCGCAGGTTCTTCTGCAGCGGGTTCTTCCATACCGGGTTCCGCAAGAGAAGGAGTCACAGATGCATCCGAAGGTGGCATGTCATCAATTGCAGGTTCCTCAGGCATTGCCGGTACTGGTGCGGGTGCTTCTTCTTGTGGTTTGTTTTGTTTTAAAACATATTTTGTAGCTTCATTAATTAATTCCTCTTGACCTTTAATTAACTCAAGACGTTTTAAAGCTTCAGCATATGATGAAAACTTGTTTTTATTTTTCATGAACATTCCACCAATGTAGTCAAGTGAACTTTCGTTCAACCCTCTCTTAACATAGTATCCGTCTCTTTCTTTAACAATTCCATAAACACCGCCTGATTTAGATTCTTTTACTATTTCAGCTTTGTTAGCGCTTTTATTATTGTCATTTTTGTAGTATGTTAACTCAAGGATTCTTCTTAATTTGTCATCCCCGTTAAGTTTTTCACTACCAAGTGGTTTTAAATCTGCCATTTTTGTATATAAATTAGATAAACTTATTCTTAAACTATAAATATATTGTAATACGTAAAAAAATAAGGTTCTTTATTGTGTTATAGATAATTTATTATCTTTAAGTTTGTTTTTTAGGTCAATCAATTTTTCAATGTAACCATTTCTGCGAAGTAATTTGAATGTTAGATTTTCGTAAGAATACTCCCCACCGACGTCTAAACCACTTTGTCTAAATTTTTTTATCTTTACTCTTAATTCATCAATTTCATTATCCACATCTTCACCCTCTTTATTTTTAGAGATTAATTCATCAATTTGTTTTGCGTATTCCTCACCTTTTTCGATAATTTTCCTATCGTCAATCTTAGGATTTGATTTTTCGGGGGTTACCAACCATTTATCATGTAGCACCGAATAGACACCGGAAGATAAATGTTTTTCATCAACGTCTTGAACATAAAGCTCAACATCATATTTTCTTATTTTGATATTGTGGTTCTTATTCCAAAGATTTTTTTTGGTGTCGAAGAATTCTTTTAATATGTCTAACTTATAATCAGTTTCCTTGAAATCTATTAGTATATGTAAATCAACATCGGAATACTTTGACCAATTATAATTAGCCAATGAGCCGGTAAGAATAATATCGTGTATAAAAAATTCAATACCTAAGAATTCAATAAAATCGTCAGCTATCTCCAATAAACGTTTCTTAATTTCATCACGCATAAAAAATTCACTACCTGATGACTCAAATATGTCACCGGATAGTGAATCCTTTGTTTTGAAAGATTTAACTATTCTTTTATCAGTAGATTTAACTTCAATCAGTTCTTCAAATAAACTCATCCAACTTTTTTGTAGGTATGTCCTTTAGCGATATGCTCGTTAAAGTATTTCCCTTGAGATTCTGCTAACCGTAATTTAGTAAACTTATTCCAAGGGACTTTATTATATTCATAAATAGCGCCGTTTTTAAAAGTTACGAGTAAATCTTCATTTTCGGTGTTGTAACTTGCTTTAATTAGATTTGTTGAGTTGATTTCAACCTCAATCATGCCACCATTAATTTTTTCAGATAAAATAGCCATATGTTTTTTGTTTAAGTACGGTGCAAATATAACAAAAAAATTATATTATTTACCCTTTAATTGATTAAATAGTTTATCTTTTAATATGTCTTTTCTTTGGTTACCTCTTTCGACATTATTTGAAAACGACGGTTCGGATGATTTATTACTTAATCTGTTTTGTAGGATAAGGTTAGACTCCTCCATGTGTTTTCTTTTTAATACTGATTTGTTCATGATATGATTTTATTATAAATACAAATGAAAAACCCCGATTTCTCGGGGTTTCATATTAACTAAGCGAAATCATCCTTTCTAATGATTTCTTTTTACTTTTTGGGAGGATTATTTCCAACACACCATTTTCTACACTTCCGGCAATGTGCTTCTCATCTACATCATCCGGTATGTGGTATGTTTTCTTAAATGAACTTGTAAATGAATAAATTTTATCATCGGTTTCTTCTTTAACATATGAAATGTTTAAATAACCTTCTTTTGTTGAAATTGTAAGGTCATCTTTAGTTAAACCGGGTACCGCAATGTGTACCTGATAATCCTCATCAGTTCTTGTTATTTTTGGTTGATTAATTTGTTTTGGTGTTTCAAATACACTATCCAGTGCTTGAAACAATGGGTCTTTAAATAATGTTATCATAGTTTTAATTGTTTTATACACCGTATTTTACAAATTATAAGCCAAATGGTTAAAACTGACATTTAGACATTCGTTAGACATTATTTAGACATTTTTTTAGACATTTTGACATTTATTTGGAACTTAGTACGGAATGTGTTATGTTTGCGGAATAAAATAATATAACTATGTCTGTAGAATTCTTCGAAGATGGCCCGACCATCAATCCAAAGAGAACCAAAAAGGGTTCAAACACACCAATTTTAGATAATTTCTCCCGAGATTTAATTAAACTCGCTGAGGAAGGTAAGATTGACCCTATTATTGGTAGGGACAAAGAAGTGAAACGAATTGCACAAATTCTATCACGTAAAAAGAAAAACAATGCGGTTATTGTGGGTGATGCCGGTGTTGGTAAAACAGCAATTGTTGAGAAACTTGCTTTAATGATTCAAAAGGGTGAATGTCCCACAGTATTGTTAGATAAACGTATTATGTCGTTAGATTTAACATCTTTAGTTGCCGGTACAAAGTATCGTGGTCAATTTGAGGAGAGAATCAAGGCGATTTTGGCTGAATTACAAGAAGCACCTAACGTTATTGTATTTATCGACGAATTACACACTATGGTGGGTGCCGGTAATGCAAGCGGTGCTATGGATGCTGCAAATATCATGAAACCCGCACTTGCTCGTGGTGAGATGCAGTGTATTGGTGCCACAACATTTGATGAATATAAAAAACACATCGAAAAAGATGGGGCATTATCTCGTAGATTCCAAAAAGTCATTCTTAAGGAACCAACAATCGAGGAAACAATTGCAATTCTTAAAAATCTACAAAATTCTTACCAAGATTTCCATAAAGTTGTTTTTGAAGAAAATGTAATAGAAACCGCAGTTAAATTAGCAGGTCGTTACATTACTGATAGACAATTTCCCGATAAAGCTATCGATGTTTTGGATGAATTAGGTTCGGAAAAAAGAGTTTCAAGCACTATTCCCGAATCTATTGAAAAATTAAAAAAAGAAGCTGATGAGGTGAAAGAAAGAAAACTTCAAGTAGTAAAAAATCAAGATTACGAAAATGCGGCTAAACTTCGTGATGAAGAAAAGAAGATTTTAACCAAATTAGATTCTGAAAAGAAGAAATGGATGGAAAATCAGAAAGATAATAAGGTTCCTGTAACCATTGACGATGTTTATTCTATCGTTTCTGAGATGACAGGCGTACCAATCACTAAGATGGACCAAAAAGAGACTCAAAACCTCTTAAACATGGAAAAAACGCTATCAGCAAAGGTAATTGGACAAGACGAAGCTATCACATCCATCTCAAAAGCTATTCGTCGTAACCGTGTCGGTATTAAAGATGCAAATAAACCTATCGGTTCATTCATTTTCTTAGGCTCTACAGGGGTTGGAAAGACGTTCCTTGCTAAATCCTTAGCTGAGAACCTTTTCGGTGACCCAGAGAAGATTATTCGCGTTGATATGAGTGAATTTATGGAACGTCACAACGTTTCTCGTTTAATTGGGTCGCCTCCGGGTTATGTTGGACACGAAGAAGGTGGTCAATTGACTGAAAAAGTGAAAAATAACCCATTTTCGGTGATTTTATTTGATGAGATAGAAAAAGCTCATAAAGATGTGTTTAATATCTTACTGCAAATCTTAGATGATGGTCATTTAACCGATTCTTTTGGTAGAAAAGTGAATTTTACCAATTGTTTAATTATCATGACGTCAAATGTCGGTGCTAAAAAGGTATCTGAATTTGGTGGCGGCGTTGGATTTACCACTTCATCATCAGAAACTCAAAAATATGAGGTTAGAAAGTCAATGATTCAAAAATCTTTGAAGCAACAGTTTAATCCTGAGTTTTTAAACCGTATTGATGACATTGTGTTATTCAATTCATTAGGTTCTGACGTTCTTAGAAAAATTATCAATGTAGAAATTGGTAAATTAAACGCAAGATTGGTAGAAAAAGGTTATAAAGTTACGTTCGATACGTCCGTTACTAATCAAATTTATGACCTCAACACCCAAGAAGAATACGGTGCTCGTCCATTGAAACGTATTATTCAAAATCTTTGTGAAGATTTCCTTAGCGAAGAGATTCTTAAAGGAAATATTGTAGAAAACAAAGAAGTTTCGTTGATTTTTGAAAATAATGAACTAAAACTTTCTAAAAAAAGTATCATTTAGTGAACTTTTTGTGAATTTATATATATTTATATTTTCACAGGTTCTCTTTGTCGATTACCTTTTCGTTTTTTAAAGTAAGTGGAGTTGAATCCACCGAAAGACCTTAAAACCCCAGCAACTCGTTGGGGTTTTTTTATTGGACATTTTGTAGTCTCAGATTTTTTACGTATATTTAAAAATATATGAAAAAAATAATTTTAGTTTTTGCAGTTGGTGTAATGTTTACATTAACCGCATGTGGTTCTAAGTCTACCACAGACGAAACAAACGACTCAACTACAGTTGATACTACAGCAGTATCTGCAACAGATTCAACTACAGCTCTTGCTGATAGTTCTGCGACAAAATAAAAATGGGCCGGTTCATAGCCGGCCATATTTTTTTATATCATTATGAAATCACTATTAATATCACTTTTTTTATTACTATTTGTCCCATCTAAAAAAGACGTTAGAATCTTGTACATTGGGGATAGTTTAACATGTTACGCAAACGGTTGGCAACACACGGTCGCCAAAGGTATGGGTATGGGTTATGTGAATATGGCCAAAGGAGGTAAAAGAACTGATTGGATGTTAAAAACTTTACGTAATTATTTGGAAAATGGACCCCACCATAATACCCTCATAATATACGGTGGTATAAACGATTCGTTTGCAAGTACAAAAGAATCAACAACAATCAGTAATTTACAATCAATGGTGGATTTGGGTAACTTACATGATATGGAAGTTATTGTCATTGTTGGTTATGACCCGAGTAGGGTAATAAAGAAAACCGTATACGATAATAACACCACAAAGGTATGTCGCGATAGATACATCAAATTACAAAAGAAAATGCAAGAAAGACTTTTAGGATGTAGAATTATTCCAATGGACACTACGGTTACATATGAAGACTCGGGTGATGGTATACATCTTAAATCGTCAGGACACAGAAAATTTGCCAATTGGGTGTTAAAAAATTTATAAGATGTTAAAATAAACATGGATGCAAAAAAAGATATAATGGCATACGGTAATAAAACAAGAACACCATATAAAAAAATGTACATAAAAGGTCATTATGATGACTTTACCGATTTCTATAGTATTAATAAAGAATCGATTTATAGGAACATTATAGAGGTATTTAAGGGGTTTACCGCAGATAATAAAAAAAGGGTATTAACCCTTTACATCCAAGCAATCGTACAAGGTTTAGAATGGGATACTGAGTTTAAATTTAATAAATCAGACACCGTAGTTTTAACTCGCGATGTGATACCTTATTTTGAAGAGATTGAAGACTACGAAACCTGTCAAGAAGTGAGAAATCTTTTTATAGAGTTGACTTCTAAAAAATAAATGTTTATATTTTAAATAGTATCAAGAGAGAGGTACTTTTATCATTTAGTACAGAATCCCCATAGTTTTTAACCGTGGGGATTTTTCATTATATAAGTATCGCATTAATTAAAATTGTATTATATAAAGAACCTTTTTTAAGTTATTAATAAAATGCAATTTTTCTTCGTTTTTTAATATATTTTTTGTACTTTTACAATAGTTATATAAAAAAAACACAATTATTATGATACAATTAGTATTAATCTTATTTCTTATGTGTGGTTCATTAGGTGCCACAATTTCTAAAATGACAACTGAGTATGGTCCTAAAAGACAAAGACAACATACTGAACCCTTAAAAGTTGATAAAGAAGTGATGTCTTAAAGCATCATTCTTGAACCTATCAAGAAATTACTTAATATCGGAGCTCCCGGTGCTGTTGACGTATTAATTTTATAGTTAAAACTTAGACCAAATCTTTTACTTAGTTTATAATCAACTGAACTACCGGCTAAGATACCAACAGTGTTACCATAAGTAATTAAACCTGTCACAGTGTTCATACTTGTCCCTGGTGGCATCACAAATATTTGAGGGGAAAGTGTGAGTTTTTTGTTAACGGGGTATGGCTTAGTCCAAAACGCAACAGCAGAATTACTTACTGTTAAATCAAAACCACCGCTTTGATTTTGTAACATTAGTGAGACAATACCCAAGTTATAACCATATACACCATATTTTGAATTTGGAACAATTTTGGTAAATCCACCCAATAACATATAATTCCCTGTTAGATATGCGGATGTTAATGAATAAGAATTGATTGATGTTAATTTTCCTTTACTATCTAAATTCATTTTTGTTATACCGCCACTAACCGCGAATTGTTGTAAATTACTCCAAATCATAGTATTCAATGAATAACTTTTATCACCCATTAATGAAGATTTACTTAAACCCAAAGACAAAATTGCGGCCCATTCTGTCTGACTTGTCTCTACGACTGATAAATCGGAAGCTATTAGTAATGGATTTATTGGCGCTGGTTTTGACTCTTTCTTCTTCTCTTCTTTCTTTTCTTCCTTTTTTTCTTCTTTTTTAGATTCCTCTTTCTTTTCTTCTTTTTTTGATTCGGATTTTGACTCTTCTTTCTTTTCTTCGGATTTACTTTCCGATTTAGATTCAGACTTTGATTCGGATTTAGTTTCACTCTTAGTTTCTGACTTACTTTCAGATGAAGATGATGTACTACTTTTACTTTCAGATGAACTGGATGATGAAGAACCACCACCGTTAGATGACGAACTACTCGCTGCAGGTGCGGATGAACCGCTACTTGGTGCGGGTGGAGGTGTTGCCGCTGTTGCTGCTGCTGAACTTGCAGAGCCACTTGCTGCGGATGATGCTGACGAACTTGCGGCGGATGATGCCGCACCACTAGCTGCCGTCGATGCGGCCGATGAAGCTGCATTACTTGCCGCGCTACTTGCAGCTTGGGATGCTGCACTACTTGCTGCTTGTGAAGCCGCCGCACTTGCCGCCTGTGTGGCTGCTTGTTGTGCCGCCTGTTGTACTGCCTGATTAACCGTTTGTTGGACTGTTTGTTGAACAACAATATTGGTTGGACAACCGACTGTTGAATAGGCCAAATATACAGATTGCAACCAAAGCTGCATAGCCCCGCTTTGAACTTCAGCAGGGGTAAAAGACCTCATTTGATTATAAAATGAAACAAAGGCGTTCCCATTCACATAAGTGGTAGTAGCAACTTTAACCTCACCTGAACATTTATCGATAAATGTTTGGGTAAATGTTTGTCCACTAACTTTGGAAGTTAGAAATAAGATAAATAATACACTTAATAACCCTTTTAACTTTTTCAATCATTAATAGATTACGTTATCGATTTTATTGATAATTGTGTTCTCCAATTCTTCATTAAAGAAATGAGAATAAACCATTACGCCGTCAAAGATTAACGCACAGAATATAAAAGTGGCCACGATACCTGCGACAATATTATAAGTTTTCATATTTTATTTTTCAAATATTTTTTTCTTTATCATTCTATCTAAGATTCTTGCACATGCAATATCAAGTGCTTTCTTAGTTGAAATTGAAATTGTTGATTGATTAAATTTAACGGGGTCGGCAGTTGCGTCAGATAATAACGTCAATTCTCTTACCGTTTTTGCTTCACCCAATCCCGATGCTCCAAATACTACACCCGTTTCTGCGTCTGTAAATCTTACTTGTAAACCTAAACGAGTAACCATCATATTTTTAACACCATCTTTTAAATTGATAGTTTCATCTTCACTTACCGAATAATCATAACACTCAATTGTAACGAAATACTTAGCCAAGTTTATTTTACCACGTCCATCTAATTTATTTTCAGATATACCCGCTTGTGACGCTTGGAATTGTTTTACCATACGATTCTTAATTTCTGTCTTATCTTCTGTGAATTTAAAACGATTAAGATTCTCAAGATATTCCATAGAGATATTGGCAACACCAAGTCCGACTCTTTTTTCTTTAAGTTCAGGATACATTTCATACATCTCATCCGATATTCCGCACTTTAAAATTTGAATTGGTATTTGCGGTCCCTCGTAATCCATGAATTGGGAAATATCAATTGCGGTTTCAAATGATGCTTTATATTGTTCAGTTTTAGTTGAACCAATAGTTTGAGAAAATCCCAAAAACGGTAGTAATACTACCAAAATGAGAATAAAAATAAACTTCTTCATAATTAATTTTTATTATAAATATCTTAAAATAAAAAAGGGAGAATTAATCTCCCCTTCTTTTAACCCTCAGTTTCGTCCTTCTTTTTACTTGAGAACTTATCTAAGGTGTCGGCACCCATCCCAATGCCTGTTATCAACATAACTGCGTTCACCAAATCGGGTGATGGTGCAAAATCTGCGTGAGAAAATGAATTTAATATCATTGTTACGCATAAAAATGTTGCACCTAAAAATGCAATTACCGGTTTTACTGAAATTGAACCTCTTTCATCCTTAAAGATTTCAATTACCCATTCTTTAAATGTCATATTATTTGTGTTTATATTTGTGTTTGTTTATTACCCTTCCATATCTGTGGTGTCGATATCTTTTATCTTACCACAAATTAGGCACTCTTCATCACCATCACCATCAGCATCGCCCCAAACGTGTTGACAATTACGGTGGTCAAAATACTCATCAATTACACCATCTCCGTCAAAATCTAAACCATCCATTTTACCGTCACCATCTTCATCGATTTCAACACCTACTTTGGTTTGTTTTTCTTCTGATTTTGATACTGTAGGTATAACTTCTGTCTCGTTTTTAAACCCACTATTAGATATTGCTTGTGTAAATGATTCAGGTACTATTGGACTATAAGTTTTTTTTTCACCGTCACCACTACCCGTGTCTGAAAGTGATACACCATCTTCTTCGTCCATTTTCTGAACTAACATTTTATCTTTATCCGTATCTGAGAACCAATAGTCTACAATTTTACCATATGAACCAATGAACGCTCCAAGTAATAATAATAGTAATTCTTTCCAAGCTTCATTAATTTCTGCTTTAAATACAATCGCTCCACCGATACCAAATACCGTACCCATGAACGTCAATAACACAATAAGTGTCATTTTCCATCTACGTGTCATCATCTGGTTTAGAAGGTCTCTAAATCCCGTGTTTTCTTGTTGTTGTGCCATATTATGTATTTGTTAAATTACCAAGCTGCTGGTTTTTCGGTAAACTCATCACTTTCCTTCTTTTTAGGCTTTGGTGCGGGTGCCGGTGCAGGTGCGGTTTGTGCCGTTCCGTTTCCACCACCTTTGTTGATGATTACGGTTTTGCCTGCAGCTTGTTGTTGAGTTTGGTTTTGAGTAATGTTTATTACAGGTGCCGCTGCAGGTGCTGCTGCCGGTTGTTCTCCACCACCGAACATTTGTGAACCTAACCAGGCTCCTCCTGCAGTAACAATCGTTCCTACCGTCCCGATTAGTGTTTTTACTAATCCTGACATTGTTCCATCATTTGATTCTTCTGACATTTTTTTTTAATTTAATTTAGTTTATTTTATTGAAATCCGTAATTCCTAATTGAACACCTTTTACATCAAATAAGGCGATTCTATAAGCTGAAGATGGTAAAGCGGTTGTGTAAATTTTTAAAATGTTATCACCTACATTTACTTCTACTTCTTCTTTAGAAACTACTCTATTTGCGATGTCTGTAATTTTAATTACCGCTTTACCGGCAAAATCACTTTTAACGTTCATAGAAACCTCATTTGTCACAAAAGGATTGGATACTTTAATACCTACCTTATTTGTGATTTGTAATTCAGGTGTTACTTGTTGTGTACTTGGAAGAATTTCATTATCCATGTTACATCCTGCAAGTGTTAGTACTCCGAATACTATTATAAATACCTTTTTCATTTGTTTTGTGTTTGTTTAGTTAATTATTATTTTTGTTTTATTAATTTCAGTTTTGTTTACGTCACTTAAAACCAACGTTAAACGTCCCTTTGGTAATGTGTTTGTATATATTTTTTTTACGTTTTCACCGCTCTGACCTTTAAATCTTTCCCTACTTATCACTTGTCCACTGGTGTCACTTATTAATGACAATGTGTATGTGCCTGCCGATGGTAAGTCAAAATGTATTGATTGTGCATTTACTGCCACACTTTCAGTTACACTAAAAATATCATCTTTAGCCAACACTTCAGGTAGTGGTAATTCTGGTGTGGAACAACCCATTAAAATAAACGATAAAAATATTATTTTTTTCATTAGTCTATTTTTATTTTTAATTGTGTACCATTTCTATTTACCGCATCGGTCATTGATAAAGACGTTAAACCTAACGTGTCAAACGTCCCTATTAACGGTAAAAATGTTATTTTATATTCTGTGGTCTTATCCAATGTGGTAGAACCATCTGAGATGAATGAGCCTATTTTTACAAAATTACCCATATCTTTTCCAAAATTAGTTGGGGTTCCTTTTGTTGTGAATTCTGCTTTTTCATATTTTAATACGGTATTATCATAAGTTAAATGGAATTCAGTCCCAACCACTTCTTGTTGTAATGGGTCCATCGATATTGTAACGACTAATTTACCACCTATTAATTCACCCACAATGTCTGCGTTAATTTGATTAGTAACTACGGAATTCATAGTTCTAATTGAATTAGTTGCAAGACCACTAACAGATTGTTGCGCTGAGTGCGATAAGTTAACATCACCAACCCAAGTCACATTTACATTGTATGTATTGTTTAATCCACTCATCGTGAATGGAATTAAGTTACGAGTACTGTTAAATTGGGTTGCCCAATTTGATTTAGTTATCGCATCGTAATCCGATTTATTATATAACTTCATCAAATATGTTAATGCTGAATATTGTGTTAATGGTTGAACACCTGTCAAATGTTGTAATAATCTGTATGTGTCATTCTCATTAAATATACCATTACCATCCACGTCAGCATTCATATATTGTAATCCTGATGTAAATTCGTTACCACTCTCATTACCAAATAATCCACCATTTGATAATTCCTTAAATGCAATGAACACATCCGATACGGTTACAATACTATTATATAAACTATTTAACTCTGTTTGTGAATTTGCGGTTATTTCAATCCCATGCGGTTTATATATTGTTGCAGGAGAAAATGTATATTCGGCACCAATACCATACCACCCATCTTGTAATCTAAAAGAACTTTGAAACGAACTTGTTGCAACCTTATTTGTAAGATTAATATTCCCCGGTATAACCCATTGTTTCCACCATCCATTAAAATCCATAGGTGTAATCGGTCCCTCATACACATCAAACAACTTTATGTATTTTATGTCATTTAGATTTATACCCGTACCTTGAAATTCCCTTTCATCAATTTGTAATCTATGTCCATTTCTTGATGTTTCATAAGGATTAATGATTGACCATTCTACTTGTCCGGGTGTTACAAACGCTTTTAACCCATCACCCACCTTTACAGTATCCAACAAACTTGTCAAATCAACTTTACCCAAACCACTTAGTTGTCTGGCAGTTCCGTTTACCACATCCCAATTATTATTTGTATATGTGTATCCTTTTGCTGAAAATTTGGTTTCATCTACGTTAGTACCGAAATCAACATTGAATGATGCTCTTAATACTTGTCCGTTTGAGTGAGTAACACTATTAGTATAGAATTCTGTAAATGTCGCATCATCAGGATTAGTCCAAGTTCCATATTCAATTACATAAGGGTTATTCCAATTGTTTGATAAATCATTCCATTGGTTACCATTCCATTTTGTTACTGCATAGTTCTCACTACCATTACTACCATTTGGTTCACCCTGTGCCCAGTTATTATACACACCAGGAATATTACCCGCCAATTGTCCATTTTGAGTTTTCATTACAGTTCCCTTTTCAGGTCCCGCATCGATTACCCATCTTCCATCAACAACTTCATCCGTTGCTGCAAACCATATATTAGTTTGTGGTACGTTAGCCGCAATAAATGCATCTTCCGATGCCGATGTTATTGTCACCAAATATCCCGTCTGTCCTTTGAATGTTGTTAATAACGATGCAGCTCTTGCTCCTGTGTATGTTGTACCTGTTGATATTGGTCTATAAAAGTGTCCGTTTACACCATTGTAAAAATACCCAACAGGATTGACAGTTGCCGCTACTGATAATTGAACATTACCTACTACCGAACCTGTGTTTATTTTTAGAGATGCTAATGCGTTATTAATATTAACCATTGTACCTGTTACCACTAAACGAGTTTTATTACCGCTCAATGTAAATCCACTTGCTGCGGTTAAACCTGTTGTGGTGGTTAAATAGAATGTAGTATTTGTTGATGGGTTTATTAAACTGATTGATGCTAACAAAGTGGATGTTGCATTAAATCCACTTAATTGAAATCCACTTCCGTCTTGTGCAGTTGTGGATGGAATAAACGATTTAGAGTCCGGAGCAGATACACTCTGTCCGAACCCTAAAAATGAAATTAGTAAAAAAAATATTACTAATAATTTCTTCATATTATTCCACTATTAAATTTACCTTGTTTCCTTTAGCATCTACCGCATCTGATAACACAAAGAAGAATAAACCCGCAGTATTTGTTAAAGGAGTCTTTGGTGTAAATACTAATTTGTAAGGTGTACCAACTTTAATTCTTGATGTCTTTAATTGGTCAATTGAACCAAAAGTTAATCTATTGTCTTTATGTGTTGAGAAGTTAGTAATAGTGGCGCCCGCATCAAATATTACATTATCTAATGTTAATTTTGATTCGTCATAATTCATGATTACCTGTAAACCCGCCAAACCTTCTTTAGTAAGATTTGTCGTTAAAACAACTTTACCACCTTCAATTTTAGATACAACATTTAATGTTGCCGTTTCCAATGTTTTACTTTGATATGATAAAGGTGCAATTGTTCTGTTTGCAAATCCAACTGAATTTGTGAATTGTCCCGCGGTTATTCTACTTGCAATTTGAGTTGGGTCTGACGAGTGTGACCAGTTTAAGTCGCCACCCCACGCAAATACGGCATGAACCTCTTGAATGGGTTGTGTGATTAAAACTCTATTCTTAACAACACCATCTAACCAACTTTGATTTAATAAACCACTATACCATCTTACCGATGTTGAAGTTGATGTGGGGATAGAAGCGACGGTACCCATGTTTTGTCCCATTACATGTGCAAATAAAGCGTATGAATCTCCTTCACCAAATGCGTTTGCGTTAGTGGTTACTTTACCAACTTTCTTTTCTAATGTAGGTAATGTAAAGAAATTTGCAGTTCCGCTGATATCTGTTTGTGAGTGACCTAAGAATGCCTTATATGCGTCTGATACAGTTACAATGTTATTCATCCACGCTTTGGTCATTGCCGGTCCAACAAATACGCCGACCGAATCACCAACCTTTACTTGTGTTGTAAATAATGCTTCACCACTTGCATCCAATGGTAATTGTGCAACAGGAGGTAATGCCCAATCAATAGTACCGTCCGTTTTCAATTTCATTAACTGAACATTATGGTCAGTAATATCATATCCTTGTGGATAAAGTACTTTTACCTTAAATTGTGACGTGTTACCAACAACATTACTTAATGATGACCATCCACCACCGTAGATTGTACCAACATTAGCACCTGTTGTGTCAGTACCTGTAGCCAAATCCACTTTAAAAATGTTGTTATATGCATTTTGGTCTTTTAAGATGTACTTCTGTGTTGCAATAACACCACTTATCGAAGCGTCAGCTCTTTGAACCGTTAATTGACCAATGTTCCAATCAGGACTTACCGTATAGTTCCACGGAGTTAGACCATATTGAACATTTAAATCATTATCACTTGCACCACCGTTGAAGATGAACTTATAGTTACTCCAACCTGTATAGAATGTCTGAGCCGAAGAACCTTGATTAAATACGGTAGAAACATAACCCAACGCCTTGTTATTGAATTGGTATCTAAACCAAAGATAACGAGGATTCTTAATTACCTGACCTTTTGATAAGGTATACTTTACTGTTATTGTATCACCAACCTTTAATCCCGTTGATGGTGTTAAAGATTGTGAAATTGTTAATTGTCCAAAACTTACAAAGGACATTAACATTAGAGAGAGGATTAATAATTTTTTCATAGTTTTTCTGTTAATTTGTTAATTAAAGTTTGACATGTTTTTTTAATTGAGGATGACAGTGCCTGTTGATTTACAGTTTCACTTGCTTCTCCGGTTATTATTGTTGATGTTGAGATTTCCGAACTCGATTCCTCAGCCACATATTCCTTTATTTTTTTTCCTTCTTTGTTTTTGATTATACCCTTAATGACCACTAAGGTTTCTTCCACATCGGAATGGAAAACTGATACGTTACGTTTTGTTCTATTAACGTCAAAATAGAGAATCTCAGCACTGATTACGTAATCAGCGGATTCTTGTGTTTCTACAATGTCTAAATTTTTATCTTGTAAAATTTCTTGGAAGATATTTTTGACCCCGAAAGCAAAGTCTCGGTTACCTGTAAATTTTCCAATTTTAATTTTATTTTCGACACCGGAAACAAATACGGTTTGTGCATCTGCGCTATATGATATAGACGCAAAGAAATAGCTTATAAATAAGAGAGAGGTTTTTAAATTTATCATATAGTAATAAATATCACAGTGGTAACATTTATACTATTATTATTTTTAAATATTAGGTTATAACATTTGCTGTTCAAAAAAAATATTTTTGGACTTTCTTGATTTTGTCAATACTTATATATACATTTGTAAAAATTAAATAAAACATTCAATGAAACGCTTTACACATATTACGTTTACTACATTCGCAGCCAAGTGGTGTGCGATGGGTGAGATTAGTATGTCTCGAGGTTTCAGCAATTGTATAGGATAGTTAAAAAGTTAACAATAATATATTATAAGAACCTCGGGACAAAATCTCGGGGTTTTTTTTGTTTTTGGGCCGGATGTCAATGGCAGACCACCTGATTTGCAATCAGAGTGAAAGGGTTCGATTCCCTACGTGTCCACCGAATTAGTTCTTTGAAATCGTGGGTAAAATTGTCTATGTGGCGCAACGGTTAGCGCTCCGACCTGATACGTCGGAGGTTGGTGGTTCGAATCCATCCATAGACACATTTGGAGACGTAGCTCAGTTGGTAGAGCACCGGCCTGAAGAGCCGGGTGTCGGTGGTTCGAATCCACCTGTCTCCACATATCGACCTCTTAGCTCAGTTGGTTAGAGCACCTCACTTTTAATGAGGGAGTCCCGCGTTCGAGTCGCGGAGGGGTCACAATACGAATTATCCCCCGTTCCAGACGTGAAAACAATGTGGTTAGAATCCGCTACGGGGGCAATGTTCGTATTATTCACTTCCTTGGTGCAATGGTAGCATACCGGATTCCAAACCCGTTGATTGCAGTTCGAGTCTGTAAGGAAGTGCTAAACTATAATATTATGAAAAAACAATTCGACATGCATTAGTTAACCCTAATGTAAAATGAAAAACAAAGAAGAACGAGTAAAACAAATGCAACGAATCTATGACTATTGTCTGATTTGTAATAAAAGAAATGGAAGTTGGTATTATGATTGCCATCCATCATCATTTGGAGCAAAGAGACACGGAAGTGGAAAGATTGTAAGAGTAAGAGAGTGTAGAAGTTGGAAACACAACAGAAAGACTCAATGGAAGTAAAAGTTGGTCTCTTGGTGTAACGGATAACACGGAACACTACGGATGTTTTAATAAAGGTTCGAATCCTTTAGAGACCTCAGTGTTCACAAAATCTGATTGTTCACGGACCGTGAACAGACAAAAAAAGTGAACAAAAAGTCAGGTTGTCCGAGATGGTTAGGAGCTGGTCTGCAAAATCAGTTGTACGTTGGTTCGAGTCCAACACTTGACTCGGTGGTTGTGGTCTAATGGTAAGACTGGGGTTTGTGGTACCTCCAATAAGAGTTCGATTCTCTTCAATCACACCACATATTGCGGGGAGGAAGGTTTCCCGACCGGTCTCATAAGCCGTGTCTCCCGAGTTCGATTCTCGGCCCCGCAACAAAATATTTTTAAAGGTATTTTTTTATTAAAAAAACTTTATCTATATTTGTCTCAAGATAATGGTTTTCACCGCTAAACGGATGTCGACAATCCATAGTGGAGTCTGAAATCATAACCCTCTGCCGAGCGCTCGTAAAACTACGATTAAGCAGTCAAGAATGGAACGAAACGGGTATTCCATCATTATCTTAAAGGCTCCCTTAACTCAGTTGGCCAGAGTAGCTGATTTGTAATCAGCCTGTCGGCGGTTCGAATCCGTCAGGGAGCTCAACAAGTGACGACTGTGGTGTAACCCCACGGTATATAAAACCCAAAATGGTCCTGTTGAAGCCGGAATAGTCATACAGGTCAGGGGAGAGTTACTATAAGCGGGGAGTAATTAACCCATTTGCGAAAATGTAACCACCAAGTGTAGAGATATATTTGGTTATGATGTACGGAAGGGTACAAAAAACTTGTTAATTTATTAATTTATATTCTGATGTTTTTTTAAATAATTTTGTTTTACTTAAACAAATTTAGTTATAAAAGAAGTTGAAGAAATGTAAACATCGATATAGAATGTAAATTAATAGAGTTTGATTACGTGAGGTGTGTCGCATAACTAATGCAATCCCCTAATAGGGACTAATGTAAGATTAAGATTCTTACTACACCAAACGTGATTGAATTATTTGCCCCTATCGACAAGCGGTTAAGTCACGTCCCTTTCACGGATGAGTCACGGGTTCGATTCCCGTTGGGGGTACACTAAATAATATATTATGTTAGAACAACTATTAGAGTACTTTCAGGATGAAGAATTCCTAAAAGCTGACGGATTCGATGAAGCCGTTATCGGTGTTGATGAACGTTCAATGCGATTAATTTATTCGGTAACAAGATGTATCGAGTTATTGATGGTTAATCATGATATGCCGATGGAAGAAGCCATTGAGTACTTCGACTTTAATGTTAGAGGTGCTTACATGGGTGATAAAACACCAATTTGGTGTGACGATGCTTTTATGATGTATTGATATGAAAAAAACAATATTCTTATTATTGGTAATTGTAACACTAACAAGTTGTTTTACCTATGTACCATTAACCCATCGTTTTTACCCACGTCAATATAATAAGAGACCTTATCACCACTTAGGTATCAACGGTTATAGAATACCACAACAAAGATTTAAAAGAGCATTACCTCAAAGAAGAGGTAGATAAAGACTTGACTAATACTCAAGTTTTTTTTATATTACGGAATTATGTTAGATTTAAAAGAATTGTTAATTGTTCTCGGTCTTGCGGTTGGTGGTTCGGCACCAAATCAAGAAATTATATTTTATCGACAAAAATTAGGTGAAGAACTCATGATGGAGCAAAAACTTAAAAGTGAGATAAAATCGTTAGAATATAAGAAGATGTGGGAAGATGTAAATGCCGATAGTAAAACGGATTTCGCTTCCAAATGGTTAAAAGATAAAAAATCTGAAGACAAACTAACAAAGTCAAAAACAGATTTGGCATTGACTAAAAAGAAAATTAAAGTGTTAAAACAAATCATTGAAAAGGACTCCTTAGATAAGTTACCTCCTGTGATTCAGACACTTTAAAAAAATAAGATATTTATAAATAAAAAAAATTATGAAAAAAATGTTATTTGTAGTTGCAATGCTCGGAATAAGCTTTGCTTCTAACGCACAGGAATTGTTTGGTTCCGCAACTAATAAAGGTATGGATGGTTATCTTACCGGTGGTTACATCAAAAAAGGATGGGGAGCCTATGTAGGTTTCAAATATGATGCCGACCCAATGGTTAGTACCAAAACTGGTAGCTTTGATAAAACCATGAAATTCGGTGTCATTCGTATGTTCGCAAGTGAAAGAATGATGATGGGTGTAGGTATTCAACCTGTTGACAATGTAAACAAACCTAACGTGTGGGTTGGTTATGCACCGTTGAAATCGGAAGGACTAAAAATATGGGTTATTGGTAATCTAGTAGGTTCTAATTTTACTCCGGGTCTTGGTTTAACTTATAAACTATCCCAAATTAATTTTTAAAAATTGACTATCAAATAAAACTTTTGTATATTTGTATATACTTATTAGAAAATGAAGAATTTATTAACAATACCGTCGCTTAGTTTAAACCCGTCATATAATGATAATGGGAGAGGCGTGCAAACGTTAAAAAGTTCGGATATAATATTAGGATAGTAAACAAAACTAAAAATAAAGAAACCCGAACGACTTAAAAAATTGTTCGGGTTTTTTGTTTTAAAAAATTTTACATATATTTGTAAAACAGTTCACCATAGAGATGGTGAAAAATGTTCTTTGACATTGTGAGAAAAAATGGGTAAACATGAATTAATATTTTTCATCGTGTTTACTTTTTTAAAAAATTGTTTATATTTATTAATATGAGATATAAACACACAAAAGAAAAATTAGAAATCGCCATAAAAAAATCACTATCAATAGCAGGTGTTTGCCGAGAATTGGAAATGAGACCATGTGGTGGTAATTATAAAACACTCCATTCAAAAATTACAGAATGGAACATTGACACATCGCATTTTACCGGTGCCGCTTGGAACCAAGGAAGTAAATTTAAACCATTTGGAAAAAAATACGACCTATGCGATGTGTTAATAAAAAATTCACCATATAAAACGACTAATTCATTAAAAAAACGTTTATTTGATGAAAAAATAAAAACAAAAGAGTGTGAAGAATGTGGAATAAATGAATGGAACGGTAAACCAATAACATTAGAACTTGACCACATAAATGGTGACAATACCGATAATAGAATTGAAAATCTTAAAATTTTATGTCCAAACTGTCATAGTCAAACGCACACCTTTAGAAACAAAAAAAGATTCCAATAGACCAACGGAAGAGTCATCAGTCTTAAACACTGTACAGTTCAGGTTCGAATCCTGATTGGAATACAATGTAACGATTCGTAAGAATGACGGAACAGACGCTAAGTATGAAATGGAAACTTTTGAAACTCGTATAAAGGAGTTGATAAGACACAAACCGTACAGCCGTTACATTAACAACACTATCGTTCTTTGATATTATATAAATTATGGATATACTATCTTTTATTTTAGGAATGTCTATGGTTGTGGTTATTGCGGTTGCAATAGTTTCGGTCATAGCCTTTGTTAGGGTGAATAAACTAAACAAAGAAATGGAGTCACTTCATACCATTTTAGGTATGGAAGTCGGTAATCAAAACAGAGAACGTGAAGATGCGATTAACAATGTTTACAGAACATTGGATTCACGTTTAGATAAACTTGAGAGTAAAATTACAATTAGCCGTAAGGCATAACGATTAAATAAAACTTTCAAAGACGATAGTGTTAAATTGGGCCCATAGGTAAACGGATATACCGTCGCTCTTCTAAAGCGAATTTCCAAGTTCGATTCTTGGTGGGCCTACAATATAGAGTAGTATATCAATGGCTAGATTACTTGCTTTGGGAGCAAGAGGCTGCAGGTTCGAGTCCTGCCTATTCTACACACGCAGATGTAGCTCAACGGCAGAGCAATTGACTGTTAATCAATAGGTTGAGATATCGTAATTCTCCATCTGCGCAACCACCCTTATGGACAAACGGCAAAGTCACTGGTTTTAGGCACCAGGTTTTATAGGTTCGAATCCTATTAGGGGTACATTGGGAGTGTTGAGCAACGGTTACTTAGTAGCCCGAATCCCACACCAACACATATAAAAAATATTTAGGATGATAGTTTCTTTAATTTCAGAGCCAAGAAGTGGTTCAAACACATTAATGGAATGGTTTAAGCGGCAAGAAGAATTTGATGTTTTTTTATTTCCATCTTATGAAAAATCAAAAGACTATCAAAATGGAATAGCCCCAAAAAATTATACGTATAAAAAAAATCACCTTTTTATAAAGGAAGAGTTTCATGATAGCACGAATCAATATACTGATTTAAATGACCAATCAAACTTTGTTATTTATTTATATCGTGAAAATTTAATTGAGCAGGTGGAATCTTGGCTACACTCAAAAAAAACTAATAATTGGAATAAATCTTGGATTCATGAAAAAAATAATTCGATAATAACAGAATACGATATTAATGAATTTAAAATATTAAAGAATGATTTTAAAAATATGTTTCTTAATAATGAAAAAAATTTCACAATTTCATATGAAGAATTATATTATAAAAATGGTATTAAAAAAATCATCGATTATTTAAAACCAATAGAATTAAAAAACATTAATTTCCCAATTGGAAATCGTTATAGGATAGATAGTCTTGGAAAAAAATTAATATAAATAGACTTAAATGGGAGTATCGCATAGTGGCAATTGCGGGTGACTGTAAATCACTTCTCTACGAGTTCGGAGGTTCGAGTCCTTCTACTCCCACACCATCGTTTAAATAAACGATAAAACAAATTATCGTCTAAATAGGCGATATGGACTTGTAGCTCACTCGGTTAGAGCAACTGACTCATAATCAGTAGGTACTTGGTTCGATTCCAAGCTGGTCCACCACAGAAGATTAGCTCAGTTGGTTAGAGCATTTGGTTTACATCCAAAGGGTCATA